TCATAAGTATCTACATAAGAGTGGTGAAACGTGATTTTCATCAATATGTATTTCAAGTGAATATCGCTGTTACTATAAAGTAGTTTATAATAATATTTATACTTACTGTTTTGGTTTTTAATCGGTAATTTAAAAATCAAATGATGACTTTTAATATCGTCTGGATTGATGATGTATTCCATGATTCTATCTCTATGCACTGGTATGAAGTATTTATATTTTATTTTATTTAAACAAAACAAGACTAACTACTAGAGTAGGATGAACAAGACAAATTCGTATATAGAAAAGTGTACGGATACGACTTTATTCCTGGACGACGAAAAAGACCACAAACACTATATATTGTACCATCCATGTTCCCTTCAAAACTATGGATATGCTCTTTTGAATTTAAAGGAAAAAAGCCCGAGTTTTTTAAAATACAGTCGCAAAACCATCATCCCCTACAACCAGCAAATGCTCCCTTTTCAAACGAGTGATGTGCATTTAGAAATTGATTTTGAGTTGCTGGGTGTGAACGAATATTCCATCTTTTTTGAACTCTTTCGCCATATCAAAGAAAACATGCTCGCAAATGTTTCCTCTCGCTTTTACATCCTTTGTCTTCATTTTCAAGAAGCAAAGCGTGAATTGTTGGACGTGTTTTACACCTTTTTGAACGAACCCAAGATTGCCTTTTTGTTTTGCTGTACTCAAATCTCCTTTTTACATCCCAATATGTTGAAACGGTGCGTGATAAAGAAACACAAGAATCCCATGTCTGATTTGTCGTTTCACACCCGATATCAGGAACGCATAGATGTGATCGCACATGAAATCATGGAAAACAAGTTCAGTTTCTTCCAATGGCGCGAGAAATTATACGAACTTTTGGTATTAAACTATAATATTCATGATTGTTTCGGGTATTTGATCAAAGTGCTCATTCACAAAGAGCATATACATGATGGAAATATAGATGCCTTTTTCAAAAAGTATTTTGATATTATGATGAAGTTCAATAACAATTACCGAACCATTTATCATTTGGAGCACTTTATCGTTTATTTAATAAATATAAATAAGAGTTCATAATAGAAAGCAAAAGAGAACCATGATCTCATTAGAAGCGAGCAATGCGTTGTTTGAAATACACGACGTGCGCAAGGTATCTTTGGAAGAGATCCAGAAAAAATATCGCAAGTTGTGTCTGAAATATCACCCGGATAAGGGGCTTGAAACGACCAGCGACAAGTTTATACAAATACAACAAGCCTATGATCGTGTTGTGCAAGAAAAAAGGAGATTGGATGAACAAGGTGACGCAGTAGATGAAGATTCTATTTATGGAACACTGTTTGCGTTGTTGAGAGTAGACAATTTAGAAAAGATCGTAGACTGGGTCCTGGACTATCAGCAAGCTCGGCGCGGAGAAACGGTGTTACATGTGACCTTTGATCAGGTATTACGCAAAGAAGTATTTCCACATTGCGGTGTCTATATTCCGTTGTGGCATCGCAAGATAAGTCATGATAAACTCGTGGATAAAGAGGATGGCAAGAAGGACATATATGTGATCAAAATACACGACATTCCTTCCTACGTTCAATTACTAGATAACAATGATTTGTTGGTTTATGTGAACAAGGAGGTCTTGAAGAGCCATAAAAAAGAAGTCTATCTATGTATCACGGAAAACAAATGGGTGTCGTTTGCGTTGAATGAAGTGACGCCACAACAAGGGTATCATGTTTTATGGGGACAGGGGATTCCCCAAATACAAGAAGACGACGCCTATGATGTGTCGATCATGACAAATGTGATTCTGTGTTTCACCAACCAAACAAATCACTCACCCACACGTCCATGATACTTCGTTTTTTCAAATGATTAAAACTAGTATCAATGTCCTTATAGTATTTGTCGTTTTCAATGCCCGTGAGATTCCAATGACACGCGTCCAATAAGGGGGTCTTTTGTGGGTAAACATAGTGCTGTTGATCTTTCGCAGACACTTGCACAAGAAACACGGAAAAAAAACGTTTTTTGTCTTGTATTTTCAAAAAAGGGTGATGTATGTGCGGGCGGGGGAGAGATCGGCAACACTCTATGAGGTCGACCAAAAAGAGTTCTTTTCTTGATATGATACAGGAATGTGTATCTTTATGAATGAATCCATAGTGTTTACATCTGCCTATAAATACCTGTAAGGAGTTGATGCGTTGTATTTTTGGAAGCGGGGTTGGTGGGTTCTGCTTTCGCAAAGAATCCATCATTCTATGTTTGAATTCCTTTTCGTGGGTATAAAAAAGATATTCCTTCACTTTTCGGGTGAGATCCATACATGGTAGCACTCTATGTACACACAACAGGATTTGTTTTGCGCGTAGTTTCTTTTTGTGTAATAATTGTTTTATTAAAAAGTATTCCTTGATGCTTTGGGTTTTGAAATCAGTGATAGAATAGTCCCAGCCCCATTTCATGTCATAAGAATATCGCCAATAAGAGGCGGGATTGGGGTGCTTGTATTCGCTTCTAATTCGGTAATAGTCTATGATAGACATGAGATACCAATCTTCGTTGCAAGGGTTACACGAAAAGGTGGGATGACATCCGCGTATTAACGACGCACTTAATGTCGATACCATGGTATGTATATCTTTTAGAAAAGTTTTTGAATATTTTACAATAAAAAAGGTGGTTGATTTCCCTTTTTATTGTATGATTGTATGTTTTCGTTTTTATGGGTTTTTAGGTGGTTTTGTCTTTTTTGTGGGTTTTATGTTTTTTGTGATGTTTTGTGATGTTTTATGATGTTTTATGATTTATGATGTTGTTGTGATTTATGACTTCTTCTTGACCACACGCTTCTTCTTTGGAGCAGGCGCGGGTTCTTCTTCTTCTGCCTCGGCCTCCACTGGCTCGGGGTCAGACGTTTCTTCTTGAGGAGCTTCTTCTTCTTGCGAGGCTGCGTCTCCTTCTCCTTCCTCTTCTTCCTCGTCGCTTTCCACCTTTGCCTGATCCCCGGCGAACTTTTCCGTCTGATCGTTGCCGATTTGCTCGCGATCACCAGAGGACAGGTTGATGTGGCACTTTCCACGTTCCAGGTTTTCTGTGGGCTTTACCACTCCCTGTACGAGCTTCCACGAAACACCGAAGTTCCCGTTTGCGAACCAAATACCACCGCATTGGAGGATGCAGGCGATGTTGCTTCCCTTGGAGATGAACGCTTCCGGACCACTTTCCGAGGAATTTGGGATCAACATTTGATTGTTCGTGTCAAACAGTTCAAACTTGAATTCACCTTCCCACACTGGAAGCTTGATCTTGATCGTGGGATCGCGAGTGAGATCAGGTTCACCGGTCACCTTGTCCTTGCTGTACTTGAGGATCGGATTCCAGAACGCCTCAACCACTTCCCGACTCTGAGCCTTTCCAAACCATTCCTTACTGTTCTTGACGGCGTCATCCTTGATCTTATCTTCAAGATCTTTCAGCATACTGAGGAGATCATTGGTTTCTGGATTAGAGAACTCTTCGCGAGGGAATTGAAGCGAAAACGAATACGACGAACCATTTCCATTTGCGTTTTCAAAGATGCTTACCCCCCAGTTCAACATAAGAGGAGTAGAGATCATGATAGAACGCTTGGTCTTGGAGTTGAGCATCCCGATACTCTTTCCACCCGCGGCATTCACCTTGGGCTTGGTAAAGAGAAGATCAGTGGAAGGCTTAAAGTCTTTGGGAGATACGATGTTTGCGGACATATTGTTTTGATTACTTGAATGAATACATAAAGTGTAGTGATGTCTTTAAATCAATTTTTTTTGTCACACCCAAACACGACATAAAGAAGATCGAGATTTCTCGTTTGTAATGAAACACAAAAAGATATAAATAAATATACACTGTTAATGTATATGAGCACGTTTTCTCCATACGAAAGATATTTCCAATCTTTCCATTATGATAGGAAAAAGTCAAAGCCAAAGTCAAAGACACCAAACAAGTGCAATCCATTTGTGGAACACTTTCATGACTATGTATACCTGATACAGTACAATTATACCATAAGCGATTTGAAGGCGATCTTGAAGAGATTGAAACTACCCAAGTGTAAAAAAACAAAAAAGAATGACATTTTACACTATTGTACGAACATTTTGCATTTGTCTTGCTATGTGAAAAAGATTCAGACCATGTGGAGGAATCATTTCATACGCAAATTTAACAAAACTTTGGGGCCTAGTTATCGGAATTTCAAGGTATCGAATAACATGGATGATTTTTTGACCACGGAAGACATTTGTGACATTGACTACTATTACTTCTTTAGTTTTAGAGACGTGGACAACTTTGTGTATACCTTTCACATCGTCTCCATCTTTTCGTTGATTGCGAAAAAAATGTACACCAATCCATACAATCGCAATAAGTTTAGTAGCGAAACGATTGAAAGCATCAAAACACGCATGAGATACAATCGCATTTTAAACAAAACGAGTGACTTTGAACAATACATACCCAAAACATCGGATATTTCCGACCGAATTCATCAACTGTTTCATCATATGGATCATTTAGGTAACTATACATCTAATGAATGGTTTACCAAACTGAACTCCGAAAAGATGCGGACGTTTGTATATGAACTCTATGAAATTTGGAACTATCGTGCGCAACTGACGACCCAAGCAAGAGAAGAAATATGCCCTCCGCGGGGGAATCCGTTTGTGGTATTGCCCCGAAACTTTATACAACAATATCACAACCCGCGAATATTGTATTCTCATCGGTTTTTACAGCATGCGTGTGTCAATATTATGGAAAAGCTGGCCTATAGTGCTCACACGGATGTAAACAAGAATATGGGAGTCCTCTATATATTGAGTGCGTTGACATTGGTTTCGGATGAAGCCCGCAATGCAATGCCGTGGCTTTATGCGTCTGTTTATCACAATTGATTTATGTCAAAAACAACTTAAACACATAACACCGGTATAGTGTATAAAAACAAACATGACTCCTGCGATCAAAACCCCCAATGCGAAGAAGGCGACGAAGACTGCGGTGAAGGCCGCCCCCTCCAAGCCGGTGAAGAAGACCAAGGCCGCGCCGGCGTCCACCCCTGCTCCTGCGCCAGTGGCGGAAAACGTGGAAGTGTCGGCAGAAGAGCCGGTCGTGACTATTGAGAGCTCCATGAGTGAAGTCCTCACTGGTTTCACCGAGAGCATCCAAGCTCTCACCCTTTCGCTCAACAAGCTCAAGAGCGACTTCAAGACCCTTGAGAAGCAAGTGCTCAAGGAAGCACGCACCATGGACAAGGCCAACGCCAAGCGTAACCGCAACAAGGGCTCGCGTGCCCCGAGTGGCTTCGTGAAGCCGGCGGCGATCTCCAAGGAACTCGCCAAGTTCCTCAGTGTGCCAGAGGACACCAAGATGGCTCGCACGGATGTGACCAAGCTCATCACGGCCTACGTCAAGGATCACAACCTCCAAGACTCCACCAACGGTCGCAAGATCGTCCCGGACGCCAAGCTCAAGGCGCTCCTCAACGTGAAGTCGTCGGACGAGGTGACCTACTTCAACCTTCAAAAGTACATGAAGCCGCACTTCGTGAAGGCCTAAGAACCAAACATGGTTCATGATATCATATATATACAACAAATCAATACATAGCTATAAGCATAAAAATTGAAAGAATATTATCACTATATTGAATTGATAGTATCAATCACTATGGTGTCTCGTTTCGTCCACGTTTCCTTTCGCTTTGACCAAAACAAAGTCACTCTTTCGGGAATGACAGATAAACCCATTGAAAAAAACATAGAAGATCTCAAATATTACGAAGATGCATGGGATTTGAAATACTTTTTGGAACATCCCATGGGAGAAAACGGCGAAAAATGGGTGTTTTCGTGGAATCAGTGGGCCAAGAAGGAACAGTTTTTCAAACTAGAACAATATATCCCGTTTCCCAGTTCATCGCTTCAACCCATTCATTATGATCCGTGGAGTACTCTCGCATCTTGGTCCTATATTGCGAACCCAAGCATCGGTACGGTGCAAACCAATAAGGTATACAGAAACAAATATCATTGTGCGCAATTTCCGGACAAGGATATTTCATTTGAAGTCATTGGCGAACCTAGTGTTGGGAATTGGAATACTTTTGAATTTGAAAGTGGATATTGGTATTGATGATATAGTCCATGGCGGGGGTCGAACCCGCAACCTCGAGATTAGAAGTCTCACGCGCTTCCATTGCGCCACACGGACAATTAGATGATACGCAACTACATATAGATTAGGTGGAGAAAATACTTTAAATACTTTTTGGGGAAATTCAACCATGCATTTTTCATTCTGAAATTATAAAATCAAAAAGGAAAACCTTTTTTTTCCGTTTTTTTTGACGGATGTTTTTTTTCATGCACCCCCCCCTCCAAAACTTTTTTATCGAGGTTGACTTTTTCGTTCTTTTTTTATTTATGGTGTTAATTTACAAAAGTAGTATATCTATCTTTCTTATCTATTATGTATTCATATTCAAATGATGAAAATAAAAAAGAACGAAAAAGAACGAAAAAGAACCAAAAAAGAACGAAAAAGAACCAAAAAAGAACCATTTCTTTAGAAATAAATTTAAATATAATATTTTCTATTATATATAATGTTCAAATACAACTGCGAACCGTGCGGATTTCACACAAATCATAAACCGAATTTTGAAAGACATTTGAAAACGAAGAAACACATCGAGTCACCACAAAACCATCAAAAAGTCACCACAAAGTCACCAAAAAGTCACCACAAAGTCACCATTCCTGAAGAACAAGAAACCTCACCATTTCAGTGTCATTATTGTATGAAACCATTCAAATATAAGCAAGGAATGTACAGACACATCAAATATTATTGCAAGAAAAACAAGGATGAAGATTTAAAGGAGTTAGCACGTCTCTTTAATGAAAAAGACAAGCAATTAAAGGTACAAGACAAACAAATGGATAAAATGCAAAAGCAAATTGACAAACTCACCAACAAGCTTCAAATCCAAAACATCAATCAAGGGACCATCAACAACAATACCATCAATATCCAATTGTTGAATCATGCGGACACGGATTATAGCCACTTGACCCCCAAGGATTACATGATGTGTATCAAGAACTGCAATCGATGTGTTCGCACCCTCATTGAAAAGGTACACTTTAATCCCGACAAACCGGAAAACATGAATATCTTTTTGTCCAACATCAAGGGTAAATACATGATGATTTACAAAGACAACGAATGGCAGATCCGAAACAAGAAAGAGCAATTGGAGAACCTCTATGATTCCAACGAGGTCGTTTTGGAGTGTTGGTACGACGAATACAAAGCCAAGTATCCGCACATTATTAATTCTTTCCAGCGTTATTTGAAAAATAAAGATGGAAATGATGTGTTGAACAAAGTGAAAGATGAAATATTGGTCATGTTGTATAACAAGCGCAAGATGATCCCGCCGATTGAATAGACAACTTACTTTATCAAATAAATACCATTCATCACAATGAATATCCCAAGTAACTTCTTTAACGTGAATACATCGCGTTTCAACAAGACGTCCAATAGAAAGGTGAAGACAATACCGACCCCCGACCAAATCGTGTAGGCCATGTTCAGTGTGTATTTATCTAAACATTTGGGAAACAAATAAAAAGAGACGCCATACCCGGCGTAAATGGGGATGAACCATAACTTGTTGTATTTTACATTGGGGAGACAAAAGGTGCATGCGGTTTCTAGTAAAATGGATGAGGTGAGGTAAAGGTCCGCGCTGGGGGGGAGGGGCATCATCATTTTCGGTTTCAACGCAACCAGGGCCAATGGTTTGATGATACGAGGGGGTATCATGTGTCTTATATAAGATGGAGAATAGAATATGATTTAAATACTTTTTAGGACACATGGATTGATAGTTGTTGTGATATGTTTCAAATCTTATTCGGGGGGTGGCGAAGAGGATTGCGGACACTATTATTAATAGTAGAATTGCCATGTTTGGTATCATTGAGCTTCGTCTTACGATTTTTTTTATTGTTGGAATTGTTCATGTTTTCGGAAGCATTACTTTCACCCATTAGAGGAATCGTGACGCCGTTATTGTTAATGGAAGTGTCATTGAAATCATTCCTTTCTGCTTCTTGATTTATTTCTTTCTTAGCACGCGTTATCAATTTATTCATCCTTTCACCTTCATCCTCTAAAACATATTTCCCTTCATTATCTTTTATATAAATAATATAAAGGAAAAAAAGATTAAATTTCTCGTCTATTTCGCCGTCATATATAGGATGGTTATTATCACCAAGAGAAAATCCACCTCGGGGGGGGTCTGGATACTTTATTTCACCGTCCCAGTATAGTTTTAGTAATTCTACTAGAAAATCATTGTTTTGTAACAAATCAACACTTGCAAACTTAATTGCAATCCCATTCTTCTTCACTGCCGCGGTCACAACCTCTTTATCGTCTTTAAATTCTTCGTCAATGTGTTCTAATACATAAGCGTTCGTATCTATCGCTTTCAATGTCAAATCTCGGTCTTTCCTCAAAGTTTCATCAGCATGTTTCCATGCTTTTGGATTAATCCGGGTTGCATTTAACATAAAGTCCTCATGTTTTGACGGATGGCCGGCGTCAGGGCCGGCGGGCGTCACAGTGACGCCGTTTTTCCCCTTTTTTGTATATCCTTTTTCATCTATACGATCTAATTCTTCTTTAAATTTGTTAGGACGCGTTCTCAATGTTTCCAATAATTTTAATCTATTCACTTTATACAAAGGTAGGTCCCAACCTCTGTACGAGACCTTATCCAGTGGCGGCGGTTGAGGAGGTCTAACTTTCGGTAGGTTAGGTCTAGAACCCCATAAAGAACCGAAAATATTTCCACCATACCTTGTTTTTTTTCGCGTATGTCTTTTTTTAATGGTCCTCTTCTTTTTGTTATACTGTTTCTTTTTTGATGTTTTTTGTTTATACGTATATTTCTTTTTAGTTGGCATTATACATATAAACATATATTAATTTCCCATTATTCATTGCGAAACATAGATTGTAATGTATACCCATTATCAAACACCGCGCTATAGTTGACAAGAAAAGGCATGGTATGTGTGTTAGATCTATAAATGAATTCCCATTGTAAGGTCGCCTCTTTGGCGTTTCCACCATTTAAATAATCGTAAATATATCCTTCAAATTGCGCAAAGACCCCGCGATTGACCCCCGCATTTTGGGGGAAAATGTTCACCGGTAGATTGCCGTAGCCACCCAATCGGTGCGCCAATATGTGTCCCGCATCACAGTCTTGGTCGCCATCATCTTCTAGCATGCGGGAATACTTTTGGGTGCAACTGGTCGTACCTGATCCGTGATCCAACGCATCTGTAGTGATCGTTCCTTGCGCAGACACTACGACTTCATGGCCTTCATGGGAAGTATACATATAGTCCAAGATCGCACTCCCGTTTCCCATGATGACGTGATTACTGCCTTCTTCCGGACACTCCACGGTGGTACATACGCATGGACTACTTTGTCTCGTTTGTCTCACTATACTTGAAAAGAAGACAAAAGAGACAAAAAGAAGATGGAAGGGTTTCATTACATTGAAGGGATATAAAATTTAATGGCTATAGCTAGATCGATATGTTTGAATCATTTCATCTTCTTTGGTCAATGTAAACAAATAGTCCAGTCTTTCTTGTATGTGTTCCACGATGTGCTCGTGTTCCTTTTGTTCAAAACCGGTCAAGGCGATCCTTAAGCATCCATGGTTCACGAGCATGGGACACCCCAATCGCAACGTCAGCTCTCTAAACGTATTATCATCCATATCTAATTCCTTTAATTTTTCATTGATGTCTAGTGTGATGAAGGGTGGTCCATCTGGTTTGATCCAAAAATCAAGCCCCCACTTCTCTTTGTTGTTTTCTATAAAAGAGATCAATGGTAATTGCAAGTTGTTTTCCACACTTCTCATGTAGTCATCATCCAATGTTTCATAATAATAAGGCAAATCATGCACAAAGGTTGACGTAGGACCCGTCGCCATTCTCTGATAATAGTTTACCAAAAAGGGGAACGAGTCTTTGTCGGAAAACCAAAAGGCCGGTTGACCGCTGGCGTACATGGATTTTGATGTGGACATGATGGCAATATACATTTGATCTTCATGTGGCATCCCATACTCTCTATATCTTTGACCCGCGTCTCTATCATATTGATGATATCCCTGATAGGCAATATCATGAATGACCGAGAGATTGGGAATATCTTGGATGAGTGTATGCAGTTGATCCTCTTCTTCGTCGTTCATAGATATGGCGGTTGGATTATGCGGACATACCAAAAGAAGGACAATAGATTTATGTGCGTTGTCAGGATCACTACCTTGCTTCCTTACTTCGTCAAATAAGGCAGAATATCGCCCTCTCACGTCCACTTCTACCGCACGATGACCATAGTTGATCACCGCCGCATCAATGGTGGATTTATAGTTGGGTTTATGCGCAATGATCACGCTTGGCTGAAATAATCCAAAGATGTGTTGTAAGGCAACTTTAGATCGCATGGGTGAAATCGCCACTTTGTCAGGTTCTATAGCACACCCCAATTGTTTGAATATTTGAGATACGTAGTATTTATGATCTTTATCTAAATGTGTGATATATCCTCTAGAACTGGTGTCGTGATTTTCTCGTTGTTTGGTTTCACGGTTGACTCCTCCTATGGTCAAATTGATAAACGGTGGTTTGTTTTTGGTGGGCAAGGATTCGTAAAACTCTTTGTATATTCCCACTTTTTCCATATACCCGATGGCCTGTTCGCCTATTGTGTCCAACTGGTTTAAAAAAGGTTTGGGCACAGCAATGGCTTTCTCTTTGTCTCCCATGGCTGGAAGCGAAACCAAATCTAAGAAGTTTATTTGATCTCGCTTTTTAACCTTTTGTATCGCCTTGAGCATTGGTGTACTTGATCTCTTCAACATCATTGTTTTATGTATTGTGTAACATACTATTTAAACTCTTTCTTTTCATGCAAAATATTTAATTGTATACATCATGCGTTAGATACGCAAACATGGATGTTTTGTGATAGTCGATCAACGTATTCTTTTTTGCGTGTAAATGGCAATATTTGTCTTTACACCGTCTCTGACACCGAACCTTTTTCTTTGTGAATCCCTTGCACTGATAACTGGAACTGAAATAATCACACAAGGTGGTATAGGTTATCTTGATGAGCATCGCATCCAAATAATCAAAGTTCAAAAACTGTTTCGCATACTTCTCGCGTGCCTTGTTCTGGTTTCGTTTGTAATAGGTCTTGTTTAAGGCTCGGAGGGTTAAAGGACAAACAAAGGATTGAATCTGGGGCCATATATCATGGGGAAGGTTATGATAACAGTCACAAAAAGGGTGATGTGATTCGGTTGTCATTATATGTATAAATGGTATATTCGTATATTGTTTTCAAGGGTCCTAGATCGATTCCCAAAAAAGGAATTCAAAGAAAAAACTTTCTTTTTTCTGTTTTTTTTTTCAAACTTTTTTTTTCATTCCCCCCCCCCCTCCAAAAAGTTTTTATCGACATAGCATTTTAAGCTATATAAAAAAGGTCCTATGGTGCGAAAAAGGACCAAAAAGGTCATTGTCTTTTGTTAGGATGGGAGGTAAGTAAATATATATTCTATTTTTAAAAAGGCCCAAAAAAGGTCAAAAAGGACCAAAAAGGACCACTTTTGAGTACAAAAAAGGACATGTATTTTGGGACATGAAATTCCCAATACGTGATAGTGCGAATTCTATTGGTTTGTATTCCATTTAGTCTTACTGATGAACTCCTTGAAAAGGACAAATATAGCATTTTTATACCTTTTTTTAGCATTTTATACCTTTTTTTAGCATTTTTGTTCTTACTGAAAAAGGTGTGATGACCCAAAAATATACAAAAAGTATCGCATGATATATGGTAAGGACACAATAATCGCCCACAAAAAAGGACCAAAAAAGGGGAGGAATGAAGGATGCAAAAAGGAATCCCCAACAAAGAATTTCAAAGAAAAAACTTTCTTTTTCCTGTTTTTTTTTCAAACTTTTTTTTTCATTCTCCCCCCCCCTCCAAAAAAGTTTTAAAATAGTCAAAAAAAATGCTATATAAAAAAGGACATGGTAAGGATTTGTCCTTTTTATTTCTCAATGAATGACATGGTTTATGGTGTTCTGTTTCTATGACCAAAAACAAAAAAGGACCAAAAAGGCCAAAAAGGACCAAAAAAGGACCAAAAAGGGCCAAAAAAGGACATTTCCATGAAAACAATATAAATATTTTCTTTCCTTTTATTATATAATGGACCAAAAATTCACTTGCGAATGCTGTAATTTTACAACAAGCAATAAATCAAAATACAATCGTCATCTTCAAACAAAGAAGCATGAAAAATATAGCGCGAATATAGCTTTATTTAGCAATGACATAGCATTTTTTAGCCCAAATATAGCATTTTCCGAAAAAAGGACCACACCAAAAAAGATGTACGAATGTAAATATTGTCAAAAAGTTTTACAGCATCAGTCGTCTTTGTCCAGACACATCAAATACACATGCAAGGATAACAAGGACGAAGATTTGAAAGAATTAGCCCGGCTGTTTAATGAAAAGGAAAAGAAGATGAACGCAAAAGACAATGAGCTCGCACAGATGATCAAAGACAAAGACAAACAAATGGAGAAGATGCAGAAACAAATAGACAAACTCACCAACAAGTTACAAATTCAAAACATCAATCATGGCACGGTAAATACAAACAGTAATAATAACACGATCAATATCCAGTTGTTGAATCATGCGGACACGGATTATAGCCATTTGACCCCCAAGGATTATATGATGTGTATCAAGAATTGCAATACTTGTGTGAAAACGCTCATAGAAAAGGTACACTTCAATCCCGACAAACCAGAAAACATGAACATCTTTCTCTCTAACATCAAGGGCAATTATGTCATGATCTATAAAGACAATGAGTGGCAGATCCGAAATAAAAAAAGACAACTAGATGATTTATACGATTCCAATGAAGTGGTGTTGGAGACTTGGTACGATGAATACAAAGACAAGTACCCTCATATTATAAACTCTTTCAAGAGGTACCTGAAAAATAGGGATGGAGATGTCGTCTTAAATCGTGTAAAAGATGACATCCTAATGATGTTGTATAATAAGCGAAAGATGATACCTAGTTCAGAATGAGTCATTCATTTTATGGGGACAACCACTTGAATGATTCCATTTCCATAGGACGATTCGTATGCCCTGACCATCCGCGTTTGTTTTGGGTACCAACAACTAAAGAATGCGCTGAAGCAGTTGTAAAAGCGTGCCATGGTTGTGTTTTTGGTGTTGTTTATTCTATGACATATAGAAAGCATTTCAATTTTTTGTGATGATGTGCTTTTTCGGGCAATAATATCCCACTGGATACACAATGCTTTTGTTGTAGTCGTATGCGTATGTATCAAAGTCGTGGACATCAAAGAAGTAGTCCTTGTTTTTCACGGTTATCAAGCGATAGTTTACCGGGTAGTCGGTCCATAGCATTTTGTATTCGTCCAGCCAATCGGCCACGTAATCTAATTTGCCGTGGGTGTGACAAAGGAACACCTCGTCATATAGGTTTTTATAATGCGGTTTGTTTTTTACCATACCAAGATACGTAAAGTTGTCGTATTTATGGAGTAAAGGCATGGCCGCGGAAACTGCAGATTCATAAAGCGGAATTGCGTTTGTATATATAGCGCGCTGGAGTGCCATGGGGGATCTATTTTATTATGATAAAGATAACTCTAACTTCTTAAATTGTTTCAATTTTTTTGAACTTTTGTCTCTCGTGTGGTCTTTCTTTTATTCCAGACGGCGAAGGTAGGTGTTCGTGGACACCCACTTTCCCTCCTTATTGTTCCACTTCTTTCCGAGAGGAGCAATACGACGCACCGCAAGGGCCGCTTTGTTCGGAGACGCTTTCTTCGCCCGAGCATTCATCGACACCCACTGGTGCTTGTTTTCGCTCCACGTCTTTCCTTTCGGCGCGCGACCAGGCGGACGAGACGACATTGTTTTCTTGGACTTGGATTTTTTAGTAGGAGGCTCATGGACTTCTTCTTCCTCTTCCTCTTCTTCGGACGCCTCTTCTTCCTCGTCTTCTTCTTCCTCTTCTTCTTCTTCTTCGTCCTCGTCTTCGGAAGCCTCGTGTTCGGGAGTATAGAAAATATCGTGGACTTGATCGTAGAGATGGTCTGCTTCTTCTGCATCCCAATCGTTCTCATCTTGGGCGCCCTTGATCTTTTTGTGGATAGCATTCAATGCTTTCTCCGCCTTGACATTGTAGTCGTGTTTCAGTTTACCCGCCGTCTTCTTCGCACCTTCTAGGATGGCATTGGTTGCGTTCTCCGACTTTTCATGGTCTTCGTGCACACTTTCCTCAAGCATACGTAGGAACTTCTTTCGTTCGGACAAAGATTTCTGGGTACAGGAGAAGCATGGTAAGTATTTCAACGTATACAATTTGCATCTATACGCTACTTACGTCGGCAAATAGCTCCGGCGATAGCGGGGTATCCACATTCTTTTTCTTTCCTCCGCTCTTGCGACGACTCATGGCGAGTGCTGTTGGTCGCTAGTAGATAGATCCTGCGGTCGCGGGTTGTTGAACCAATTCCAAAAAAGAATATCTATCCTATTAGAAAGTATTAGATTTTTTACTAATGATAAGATTCCATTTTATTAGTAAAAAACTACCCATTTTTTGATTCGGCGATATCAGAATGAACACCACATTCCCGAGGACACACCCCATGTGCACTGTGAAAGACCTGTTTGATTCGGGTTCCGTGGACAAGTTGACGGTTCAGGACCGACGCAATCTGTTAGACCTATTGCAGAAAAGCATCCAACAAGACGAAGAATCTGGAGAGCAAGAACTCATTAAACTACTGGGGTCTGCGAGAGATGAAGCCGAGAAGTTATGGAAACAAGTTGACGACGAATATACACACTATGTGAAATCCGCCATGAACTTGAGGGAGTACTATCATTGGAGCGATCGCAAGATGGACAAGGTGCAACAAGAGATTGAACGTATATTTACCTCAGTACACCATCACGATAAGCATGTCCTTGAAGAACCTCCCGCAAAACGTGTTCGTCGTAACAGCGGAAGAAGTTGCCACAGTTATCCGAAATATCTTTATTGCACAGACTGTGACGGCGTCAAACCGCAACCGTGGTCCAAATGCGCAAAACCTTGTTTGGACGGTTCTCTATGATTTATGGGCGAATTACGAAAAAATTGAAGCACGGATAATATTCTTCTATGCTATAAGGAACCATGCAATGTAAATGCGAACTCCCAGAGAGGAAAGAGATTCACGATGCGCTCTATGCCTATGGGGTATGCGTTACTATTTGCCGTGTCACATCCAGCTCCAGTGTGAAAAAGGTGCCCTTTTTATGTAGCCAATGCAACACGCAAAGGGAAGACAAGGTTTGCCATATTCTGGATAAGCAGGGGGTGTGTTCTCATTGCATAGACGCGCAAAGCGACCAAGAGAAAAAGGAATTCCAGAGACAAATGAAAGATCGTATTGTACATCAAATCCATAATAGTTCTTATTCTAAAAGAGAGATATACACCACACTCAAAGAAGAAACCCCCTCCCTTACCGAAAGCATATACGATGAGATATGTAGCAAGATCCCACCCGAAACGTGGTTAGAACGCCCCATAGATTACTCCCTCCTTTTATCTAGTCATACACAGAAACATATTTGTCATGAATGCGCCAAACCCATCCCCAATATGAAAGAAGGATCCATCCGAACATGGTGTGGCGAAGAACTGTGCGATTTGTGCTGGGCGAAACACGAAGACGACCGCAACGAATTATGGGATCATGTCAACACATGGAAAGGCATACACGATGTGTGTGAGATTTGCAAGACAACGAGACAACATCCCGGAGTTCGGTTTCAATTTGACCACCGCAACATGTTTGAAAAGGGAGAATCCATTTGTACCATGGTGATGAGAGGTGCCAGCAAAGAAGATATCCAGAAAGAATTAGAACTCTGTCAATACGTCTGTTTATCCTGTCACCACTACATTACGGAAATTGAAAACCTTTTACCATTTACGCAAATCAAAAAGAGTTTAAACAAGAAGCGAAACGACGGTATACTAGACGAAGAAACGTACGAACAAGAGCGAGTAAAATGGTGTGCCCTTTACGAGACAAAAATGAACGACGTGTACAAGGACTTGACTCATTACGTCTATCAAAAACAACTAGAAGAAGCACAAGACAATTGTCCTTATTGCTTTGAACCTATATTGGAGAGCGACGCGAATCATGAAAATATCCTTGTCAATGAATCCATGGTAGACAATATACATAAGCAGACCCTTGTACCCATGCAACAGAATTGCGGTACCTATAGTTGCGAAAAGTGCCACAACAAGGTGCATTACAACTGCTTCCAAAAACACAAAGTATTTCAAATGCGAAACACGGATGAATACAAGGATGATCCACAAACCTATGATTCAGAAACAGAGGATCTTGAAGACACAATACCATGCCCGAATTGTCGCCACGAAAATGGCTGGTATCGGCATGGTATTGGGATAGTGAGTATGCGTAAAAATCGCACCGAAAATCCGGCGCATATAGAGTATCAAATCCGCGAAGAACACAACATGAGTGCGAAGGCTTATTTAAATCATATAAAAGAGGAACAACGAGAAGAATTATTGAAACGTATGTATGAAAACGGGCAAACAATTTTATGAGCTCCTAATAATCAATCAAACCTCAATGAACGATGGTTGCATGGCGATCCCGCATACTCCATCATCGTTTGTATTCACACTGCGTCCAATGCGGACATATCCGTTCTCCCCCCAGTCAGCACCCCAACTATTTTTCACGAGCCAGTAATCTTGACCATTGTCGTTTCCGTATCCGACGACCAAGACGCCGTGATCAAGCATAGTGCCACAATCACTAGACGTGATCACACCTCCCTTGTAAAATTGGAATACTTTGGTGTCGGCTTCAATGGCCACCGACGCGGGGGTGAAATGAATCACTTCGCGAAGGGCGATCTCATTTCTACTTGTTACATCCGTACACGACGAAAAGATGGCGCTTCGATCACAAGCCTTTTCTTGGTCCGAGCACGACGACGACTCCGCAAGGTAAGGGACCTCATCGTCCAAACACATGCCGTTGTCAATCGCATAGCCAAACGCGTGATCCATTTCGCCACCATTGCATCCAAAATTCACGTAGCGAGTGGAGCAGTCCATGAGTTGTTGCTCCGACAAATTCACCAGCTCGCCGGTCGCAATGGCCCACGCACCTTCCATGGCTCCCGCCGCCGAGAAACTCCAGCAACTACCACATTGTCCTTGATTTTTTACGGACGTGACTGCGTTTTCCTTGCGCCAATCTACGGAGTCTGGGAACGACAGGTTTAAAAATTCATAGGGTTTGCATTGCTTGGTCTTGGCTAATGCGCGGAATCCTTTCATGGTATTATGAAATTCTTCCACCCGTTGATCCCCATATTCGTTCATGGCAAACTCTAAATGGGGGTGCGACGCCGACAGTTCTTCAATGCGTTTCACATTTTCTTGAAAGATCTCATATTTTTCATGGTATTCTTCTTCGTGAGCGTAGGCTTTTTCATATTTGTTCATAAAATGATGAAAGTGGTCCATGTTGGCATAAGCAGAGACAAAAGATGAAAGGGTGAGAAGCGTGCGAAACATCTTCTATAGAGTTGTTTCTTAATCTATGCTTATATTCTTTTTTCTTCTTTCATTATAAATGAATCAGCTGTTGAATCCATTTTTTCTTCTGATTCTTTCAAGTGCAATCATAGGATTACTTGTACTGAATCAGCAGTTTGATTCTTCGGAAACCATGGTCAACAAGGTATTGTTTAATATTTTGTCTCTAGCTTTCCTGATGGTTTTTGTTTTACATGGCTATAAAAAGGGCACCACTTATGGGTTGTATATTACCTTGTTTTTATGGGCCTTTTTCGTATGCACGGTACCGATTCCCCAAGTGGCCCTGTTGCTGTCGTTTCCCCTGAAGCACTTTTTTGACATCACCATGATCACATCCCAAGTAATCATCTCTTTCTTTGCCATTGTGGTCCTCGTGTACTTTCATTTTAAGATGAAGTCCCTGTTACAGAAACATGACATGGGTAAAATGTTTCAAAACATTATGAAACATCGTTTGTATTTTATCTTTGTTTTATCGGTTATCGGCTCGGTGATTGGGAGTTACTTGATTGATTCTTTCGTGGACATCTATGTGTTTCGTCCTGAAATCAAACAACCCAATGAAGTCATGCGAAATGTGCTACTGAGTGTTGTATTGTTTATATTGCTGAACATTTGGTACATGAACTATTCCAAAAAACATGGATTGTCGTTTTGAGTCAACATATAATATTTCTATGGCAAAGGTTTCACATTGCATTTTGTCCAGAATTGTTCACTACCTGTGAGAATAGGAGGTTTTGCATATTCTATATTCAATAGTTTGATTAATGTTTTCGCAAGCCCCATTCTTCTTGCTCGGGTATGTGTCCAAATAATTATTGCGTTATTGTCTTCTTTTATACAAAAACAAGGGAGTAAATAAAAAGAATCTTTACAGAATATTGTATCCATATTGGCTCCTCTTTTGAACATTTGATCACTTTCATTTACTCGCAACCCATACAAATTCCCATTCTTGTATGCGTCTAAAATATATGTTCTATTATTTAAAAAATCACTTTTGTCATCACATAATTCATCATATATACACCAGAAGGCACTTCCATCTTCAAAGCCAATTTTCAATAACTTAATTTCACCCCAATCATCCATATACTTAATTTTATATATTCAAAATTCATTTTAAGTTAATTAATGATATTTTGTTTTAATAAGTTAATGAATCCCTCTACCAACATGACACTGGGCTATGTCGGCTGTGGATTTTTGTTCGCCAGTTTCATTCCCCAAACCATCAAAGTATTGAAAACAAAGGAAGTGTCTGGTTTGTCCCCTTTGTTTATAACATTTATCTTGATGGCCTCCTTGTGTTTAGGTGTCTATGCGTATGATTTGCAAGCGTATCCCATACTTTTGGCAAATATTAGTGTGTTTTTGAACAATACTATTCTTTTGTGGGTATATGTACATAAAAAAATATGCGTTTATAATACAATAGACGAAGACGGTATTCATGGAATTTTGGTATGACCCAAAACACACGGGCGCATTGCGCATCATTGATCACAAAAAAAAGCAGATTTATGGTTCGGACCCAAATGAACCACTGTGGGTCGTATCTTTTGACATGTTGAAACAAAAACAAAAATGTTGTTTAATCGTTGATTTTCAAAACAAGGACACGCATCATGGAAAGAGCATCCTTAAGACAACTTACGAAGATAGAAACATGACGCTTCATTGGGAAGACGGGAACAAGTGGAAACGGATGAAACAAGATCCGCGTATCTTATTGAACGCATTGAAACCTTAAGATGATGCGAGTTGGGTGTCATAGTACTTGCACGTGGCGCGAATGGAACGAAGAACCGTCAAGTGAATCGTATCCATGACTTCGTTGAAAATGTCCTCCCGTTTGGTGGTCGCATAATCATTTAATTGAGCGTAAATATATTGAGGCAATTCAAGAACATCCCCTTGGTGGTTGTGTTGTTTCGCTTTCATGGCCATGTAAGCAATGGCCTCCTTGTATTCCTCAGGAGCAATCATCGGCTTCTTGATCATGGGTGCGAATTCATCGCGACAAAGGGGACACTTGTTATTGGAGCGACAATGCTTGATAAAGCAGTCCAAACAATAGCTGTGGCTACATTTCAGTGTTGCGTGTGAAAAGATTTTGGGTTCATAGCAAATCGCACATGGTTCGCTATGAACGTCTTGAAAGACGGACTCCAATCGTTCACGTGCTTGTTTTGCCTCTTGTTCCGCTTGCTCTTCTTTCTCTTTTTCTATTTGTTTCTTGATAATGCCCCACCATTGAAGATTAAATTTTCTACGCATATCCGGAAGTCCTAATCTTGTTTTAGGAAAGTCTGTGATACCCATATCATTGTAACGCTTTGCTAGTATATCAGGGACGGTAACCTTCTGATTCATGAGTTGTTTGTTGTGGATGTAATGATCCCATTCTCAAATTTCAATTTTTCTACATTTTTTTCAGGATCGATCCAAAAAAATTGAAGAAGAATTCTCCTTTTTTTTTATTCCTTCATATAAAGATACAAACATGTCCCTCCCCATTGTTTTCGTGGAAGGCGGTATTGGTTGCGGAAAGTCCACCTTGGTCAAGCACTTGCAATCGTATTGTGAAAAAAACGCAAAAACATACTTGACCATTCAAGAACCCGTGGATATTTGGATGACCATCCAAGACAAGACAACTGGGAAAAACATGATTGAGGCTTTCTACCAAGACCAACATAAACACGGATTTGAATTCCAAATGATGGCGTACATTTCGCGACTCCAGCGTTTACAAGAAGCCTGCAAAGAGGCATTGGACAAGCAATGTGACTTCATCATTTGTGAACGAAGTTTGTACACGGATAGAAACGTCTTTTGTAAAATGCTTTACGACGAAGGAAAAATAAACACCTATGGGTATCAAATATACAACAAATGGTTTGAACATTTTCAGTCCTTTTTGGGAGACATGAAATTTGTCTATTTACAAACCAATTACGAAGTGTGTTTACAGCGAATCAAAAAAAGGTGCCGTGACGGCGAAGAAAACATCCCGAGTGAGTATTTGAAAAAAAACAATGAATATCATGACGTGTGGTTGATGAATCAAGACGATGTACTGATTTTAAATGGCAATCAAGATTACGACGAAAAAGAGGGGCTGTTAGATGAGTATTGTGGCTATATCATGGATCTAATGAAGCCATAAATAAATAAGAATACCATATAGAATGAATATAAAAAGACAACACTTTATGTGTCTATAATGAGCTCGTTTGAAGACATTCAAGAAACCAATCACATCGTAGTCAAGAAGGTGATCGCAGTATGTATCCTGGGCAAGACCTTTTCCGATGCTTTTTTACGGTGCTGGACCGAATTCTTGGGCTATTGTTTGACCCATAACATCCGGCCCTTGTTGGCCAATATATGTGAATCTTCTCTTTTTATTCACAAAAACCAATGTTTGATGTGCGACGTCACCAAAGGCGCCGAGCAAGTTCCATTGAATGGAGAAATGGATTACGATTACATCTTGTGGTTGTCTGGATCATGTTCGTTTGATTCTTCCAAACTCATTCCCCGTTTCTTTGAAATGGATCATGATATTGTATCCGCATCTTCTATATCTAGTGTCAACATGAAGACCATGAATTTTATCAAAGACATAGATTTCAGCGAAAATAAAGCTTATTCGTATGTAACCGTGGAGGAGGCGAAAGAAATGATTCATAATGAACAGCTGGAGATCAAGGTGGATTTTGTGGATGTCAAGTGCATGTTGATGAAAAAGGGCGTGCTTGAAAAGATTCAGTATCCGTGGTTCACAGGCGATCCTACCAACTTAAGTGGTGATGTAGTCTTTTGCCAAAAGTGTAAAACCAATGGGCTAGATATTTATGTGGATTTGAAACTCCCCATTCGCAATGAAACAAAGCTATTGATTTAAATCGGTTCTCCCAGTAAGTAATGTACGCGTATATAGGTGCGTAAACTACATTTTGACATTTTCAATAATTTCATTTTATTTTTTATATTGTCTTTGAGATAATACAAGCGAAAGACGATAGATTCAAACCGCTCTTCAATAGTCTCTTCTTCTTTTTCAAGAAAAGAAATCGTTCTAGGAATATCCATTATATATTTATTATACTGTGTTTATATAGTATAATACATATGATTTTATCCGAATTTATTTACGGTGGGATGGATGGCGTTATCACAACCGTCGCCATCATTGCGGGGATATTGGGTGCCGATATTTCACCCAAATATGCGTTGGTATTGGGCCTTGCTAGTTTATTGGCGGATGGATTTTCTATGGGTATATCCCGATACAATAGTTTAATTGATCTTTCAAAAGCAAAAGTGACTCCCT